AGTAGGGGCAGCAAGGCTTAAAGTTTCCACCATTTGGGGTTATCAAGCAGAGAATGTTTCTCCCACTTTTTCTACTGATGGAGAATTTTATCCAATTTACAACATTGAAAACGGAGTATTAATAGAGCATTCACCGCCACCACAAGCAAACATAGTAACCACAGTGCTTGCTCGTTATGACAAGGAGGCAAATGGTTCCTACGTCGTAAATGGGCTAGAAGTGATGTTCCTCCACAAAGAAGAAAAGGGAGAAGAAGGGGTAAAAAAGGGTAAAAAAGAAATTTTTGTGATTAATGAGGGCAAAGCTCATGTTGATGGTTATGAAATTGAGTTGCCTCACAGTATTCGTGTTTCTTTTGATGAAGATCCAGATATAAAATCAGTTGAATCAGAACCCCATACTTTTCAGCCAAACAGCGAAAGAGTAATGGAACTGAAGGTTAATGATTTTCCAATCAGCGAAATCAAAAAGGTTGATATCACTGTTCAAAAAACAGTTACCGTTACTCACGGTTCATACTCTGGAGCTATTGATCCGATACCTGACTCTGCGGTACTTGAGATTATTCAAATTAAACAAGGTGATGTTATTTATGAAAACAGTATAGACTATAAGTTAAACGCAGGAAACGTTGATTGGTCATTACCCGGCAAAGAACCAGCTCCTGGAAGTAGTTACTCGATAACCTATCGCTGTCGCACTCATGTAAGCCCTGAAGATATAAGTGAAGAGGGATGTAAAGTAAGGGGAGCAGTTGATAACAGCTTGGTTCTGATTGATTACACCTGGAAAATGCCACGCTTTGATTTAATTACTATAGATGCAAAAGGCGCAATAAGAAGGATAAAAGGCATAGCTCACCCTTGGCGACCATCGGTGCCTAAAGCACCTAGCGGACAACTTTTGCTCTGCTACATTCATCAGACGTGGAAAAAAGGCAAAAAAATAAAAGTAGTGAACAATGCTATTCACGCAGTACCGATGAATGAACTTGAAGCAATGAAGAAGGGAATAAATGATCTTTATGCTCTGGTTGCCTATGAACGTCTACGCAATGATGCAAATTCAAGAGAACCTACCACCAAAAAAGGAGTATTTGTTGACCCACTCTTTGATGATGATATGCGTGATCAAGGAATTTCGCAATCTGTAGCGATAGTAAATAAGGAACTGATATTGCCGATAAACGTAGAAATCATTGATGTTGAAAGGAGTAAAGAACCTTATTTATTGCCATACAAACTTGAGCCGGTACTGGAGCAGCTTTTACAGACCAAAGGAGAAAAGATCAATCCATATCAAGCTTTTGATCCAGTTCCTGCACAAATTACCCTCAATAAAAATATTGACCACTGGACAGAGGTAAAAACAAACTGGAAAAGTCCAGTAACCAGAGTATTTAATGTTAAAGAAACAACAGAGCTGTTGTCAAGTGCCTCATACGAAGCTGAATTTATGAGAGAAGCAGTACAGAATTTTGAAATTGAAGGTTTTGAGCCAAATGAAAAGCTCAAGGAGGTGAAGTTCGATGGTATCGTCATTCAGCCTACTGTATAAGAGGTAAAAAAATATGCTCACAGCTAACAACCAGGGAAAATTAAAGGGAAAGGTGAAGATACCGGCAAATATTCCAGCAGGTACTAAATTAGTACAGTTTTACGGCGATAAAGGAAGCTATGGAGAAACAGCTTATACTGGTAAAAAAACTATTACCATAGAGGAAAGAAGAAGAGTTATCGCAGCAAGAAGAGTTGATCCTTTAGCGCAAAATTTACTTTAAATGAGAGCAGACACATAGGAGGTATAGAGCTATGGTTTGTAAATAAAGGCAAAAAACGTGTTGTTGTGCAGATTAGAGAAACAGCAGTGGGAATGCCCTCGCAGACTGTCATTGCTGAAAGCTATATTGAGCCAAAAGATATAAAGATAGATGGCACAGCAACACGTATTACTTGGTCTCCTGTTTGGTGTGAAGCTGGTAGAGAACATGCAATAGTATTACTTACCGATGATGCAGATACTGCAGTAAAAATAGCAGAACTTGGCAAATATGATGCAGTAAATAGCCGTTGGGTAACAAGCCAGCCTTATCAAGTAGGAGTATTACTGTCATCGAGCAATGCAAGTACTTGGACACCACATCAGAATTTAGACCTTACCTTTCGATTACTAGCTGCAAAATTTAGCGAAAATTCTCACGTTATTGATCTTGGTAAAGTTACTGCAAGTAACGTATCAGATTTAATAATTTTGACAAATGTTGAAAAAGTAGCATTTGATACCAATGTAGAATTTATCTTAACAGATGAAGAGGGAAGAGAAAACTTTTTGTCTGATAACTTGCCGCTTGCGCTGCGTGAAAGACTATCTGGAGAGCTAACAGTAAAGGCAAATTTAAAAGGGTCAAAAGAAAGAAGTCCTATTCTCTATCCTGGGTTACAGCTAGTTATGGGTAATCTTTTAGAGTCTGGAGATTATGTTACAAGAAGTATTACAGCAGGGACTAACACTAAAATTACTATAACATATGATGCGCTAATACCTGGCACTGCAGACGTTAAAACTTATGTAGAAAAAAACGTGGGAGGGGGAGAAAAATGGCAATTAGTAAATTTAACATCAGGAAAACCAATTGGAGAAAGTTGGGTGGAGAGAACTCATGTACTATCAAATTTTAATGCTAGTGAGACGAGGGTAAAATTGGTTTTAAGTGGAACGGTTGTTTATCGTCCTAAAGTCAAAAATCTACGAATCATTGTCACGTAGCGGAATGTCAGATGATAAAACAAGCAGAGGATATTCACTACCTCATCCAGAAAACATTGCTGTGCAGGATGTTGTTCGTATCCGTACCACAATTGAGAAAATGGATGAAGATATTACCGAAAGAGAAAATGAACATAATCAACTAAAAAATAATTTTAAACGATTTAAATTTGAAACTTTTTTAAATTTTTGGGAATGAAAGAAGCAATAGAAGCATTACACCAAAGGATAAAGGATTTAGCAGTAAGTAGCACAGCTGATCAACTGGCATATCTTGCAAAATCGCTGGAATTGATAGCAGATAAAAAAGCTATTTCCAACGTTGTGCAGATGACTGAAGTAAAAGGAATAATTGATGCACTACAAAAAAGACTTAAGGATTTAGCAGAAAACAGTACTCCAGATCAATTAGCATATCTTGCTAAAGCATTGGAATCAATAGTCGACAAAAGTGCAGTTTCTGAAATTGTACAGATGACTGATGGTAAGCTAAAAGAACTTCTTGATAGTACAAAAAAACACTTAACTGATCTGGATAATAAAAAAGCTAGTTCTTTAGCAGTGATCTCTGAATCAGAGAAGCAGTTATTAAAGAGAATTGATGAAAAAGGAACAACAAATTTATCGCTACTTGATACGAGAAAGAATGCAAATATTGCAGCAATAAATAGTATTAGTAACAGTCATAAAGATGGTCTTAAAGGTTTAGTAGAAGATTTTCGTGCTGTTACCACTGGCTCATCAATTATTAGGGAAATAGAAACTCGTGATAACCAATTAAAAACATCCCTGATAAATGAGGTAAAAACTCGGGATGAACAGTTAAAAGCGTCTCTTATAAATGAAATAAGAAAGCGCAACATGGTTGAACCAGGGTCATTACCTTTCTTATTTGGTGTACTTGGCAGAAAAAATAATTATTTTGGCCACGGAACTTTTACGACAGAGCTTGGAAAGTGGAGTAGTGATATAACAAAAACTGACTATATGTTACAACTACTAGCAGGTAGCCATACGTACAATACAGATTACGTTAGTTTTTATCGGCCAAGACAACTAAGTTTTATAGAGGGAAGCAAGGGAACATTTATTTACGGAGAGTTATGCACAAAAAGCTTTTCGGGTAGTTATGATGAGATATACTATTACCCATATGCTGCACTTGGAGTAGTATTTGTAAAAAATACAACCAATGTGAACATAAATAAAGCAATGGAATTTGTTGGATCATCGTATTCGAGTACGGAGTATGGAGGTGCAGGATTATTTGTGGGAACATCAGATAATACCAATTCTAATAAATCAAGAATTTCAAGAATAATATGGAAAAATGTTTACCAATACACGAGTTCTGATAGCAAATTAGCTGGATCTGGTAATGTGGAGATTCCAGCAGGAAAAACAGTTGCAATATTACTTTACACATCATCTTATCTGTATTCCAGAACACAAGTTAGTCAAGGTATGCTTGCATCAAATTATGTACACAACTATGGTCAATTTATTCAGTGGGGGATTTATAACATACGTAGCAATTTTCTGACCACAGGGCTTGAAGTAGATGTGGAGAGAACGCTAAAAGCTTGGCAATGTCCAGGGTTATCTAGCACATGTGAGATTTGGCAGTAAATCAAATAGGGAGGGAGAAAAACTGTGAGCATTTACATACGTTTTGAAAACCACAAGCAGATTGAAACAACAACACTTGAAAGCAAGCCAACTGGAAATGATTGGTATGAAGCACCAGAAGATTTTGATTGGCAAAAAAGTTATTGTTTAACAGAGGGAGGCAAAATTGCTCAGCGAAACCAAGAAGATATTGAATTGGAATTACTGCAAAATGCGAAGTTTTCTGCACTTTCTAATCTTCGTGCTTATTATGATAACTATACTAACCAATACACAGGAGTATCTCATCAAAAATCTAAATCGTATCAAATACAAGAGAAAGCCGCAGCGAACATCTTAGCAGCACCAGAATCTACAAATGACAGGGATACAGAAATTATAGAGCCTTTAGCAAAAGTCCGTGGTATTACGGTTATTGAAATGGCAAGAATAATTGAGGAAAAAGTGAAAAAAGCAGTAAAAGAAATAATGAAATGTGAAGAGCTTGAAGATTTAGCCAAGAGAAAGATTGAAGAAGCCAAGAGTGAAAATGAGCTACAGACTTTGCTCGATGATTTCAGGAAAAAAATACAAAGAAATGGCTGAAGAATTTTTACATGGCGTAAATGTTATTGAGGTAACCTCAGGAGCAAGAACAGTACGCACAGCTAAATCATCAGTGATAGGTATAATTGGTACTGCACCTGAAGCTGATGAGCAAAAATTTCCGCTAAATAAACCAGTGTTAATTGCAGGAAGCTTAAAGGAAGCAGCAAAGCTCGGAAAGAGTGGCAGTTTACCTTCTGCAGTAAATGGAATATTTTCCCAAATCGGTGCAACAGTAGTAGTTATTCGAGTTAAAGAAAGTGATCCAAAATTAAAAGAAGAAGAGACGCTGAAAAATATAATTGGCGGTGTTGATAAAGAGACTGGAGAGTATCAAGGGATTCAAGCATTCCTCAGTAGTGAAAGTATAGTTCATGTTGCTCCAAGAATATTAATTGCACCTCAGTTTACTCATCAGTTACCTGAAATAGATGGAGTAAATTCAGTAGTGAGTGCTTTAATTTCCATAGCAAAAAAATTAAGAGCAATTATTGTTGCAGATGGACCAAATACTAATGATGAAGAAGCAATAAAATGGAGAAAAAGTGTAGGCAGCTCAAGAGTTTACGTAGTTGATCCTTGGGTTAAGGTATTTATTGAAGGAAAAGAAGAAATCTTGCCATCGAGTCCATTTGTAGCTGGTTTAATAGCTAAGATAGACAGCGAGTAAGGCTTCTGGCATTCACCTTCAAATAAAGAGATAAATGGCATTGTTGGAACAAGCAGGCCTATTGATTTTACGCTCGGTAATACAAATTGTAGAGCAAACCACTTGAATGAAAATGAAGTAACAACGATAATTCATCAAAATGGCTATAGGCTTTGGGGAAATAGAACATGTTCAAGCGATTCGAAATGGGCTTTTCTATCAGTGAGGCGTACTGCAGATTTAATTAACGACAGTCTACTTCGAGCTCATTTATGGGCAGTTGATCGCAATATTACCAAAACTTACATAGATGATGTGATTGAGGGGGTGAATTCTTATCTAGCAAGTTTAAAAGCACAAGGAGCAATTATCAGTGGAAAATGTTACGCAACTCCAGAACTCAATACACCAACAAACATTGCAAGTGGAAAAGTATACTTTGACTTTGAGTTTACACCACCATATCCGGCTGAGCAGATTACTTTTCGTTCACGGTTGGTGAATAGTAAAATATCGTAAATTTTATTAAGGGAAGAAAGATGCTACCAAAGATTTTAAAGAATTTTAATGTATTTGTTGATGGTCGTGGTTATGCAGGAAAAATAGATGAAATAACCTTGCCAAAACTTACCATAAAAACAGAGGAATACAGAGCTGGTGGTATGGATATTCCAATAAATATTGATATGGGCATGGAAAAGCTTGAAGCAGACTTTACTTTTGCTGAATACGATACAGAACTTTTTAGGCTATTTGGGCTGATAAATGGGAATTCAGTAGCTTTGACGCTCCGTGGTGGAATGCAAGGGAGTGGTAGTAACGATATTGAAGCTGTAGTAATCAATCTCAGAGGCATATTCAAAGAATTTGATTTTGGTAATTGGAAACCTGCTGAGAAAGCAATGCTGAAGTGCACTGTAGCTGCCCATTATTATAAACTTACTATAGGTGGTAATGAATTAATAGAAATCGACGCTGAGAATATGATCCGTAAGATTAACGGTGTTGATCAAATGGCCTTGCTACAAACAGTTTTAGGAATATGAAAACTTATTTGAAATTTTATTTTTTAAGGAGAAGTATATTAAAATAACTTTAAAAGTGTAAAAATATTTTATTTTTTAGGAGAATTTTATGGAAACTATAACACTTAATAACCCAATAGAAGTTGATGGTATTTCTGTCTCAGAGCTTACTGTCAGACGTCCAAAAGTAAGGGATTATTTAGCAATAGAACGCCTTAATGGTAGTGATCTAAGTAAGGAAGTAACTTTGACTGCCAATTTGACATCAGTTGCAAAAGAAGCGATTGAAGAGTTAGATATTGCTGATTATGTGAAAGTGCAAGAGGTATTAAAGGATTTTTTTTCACCAATTATCCAAAAAACTTGAGATTAGAAATACTAGTGCTTGGCTCTATCATAGGCGGTGGAGTTGAGCACATTCTTGATATGGAGATTAGTGAGTTTATTTTATGGAGCAAATTAGCTAGGAAGTTCAAATGTCAGTATTATCGATAAAAATAGGTGCGGTACTTGATGGCAGTTTTAATACTGTAATAAAGGGAAGTAGTAGTCAACTTACCCGTCTTGGTGAGAATATGAGAAAGCTTGACTCATCTTTAAAATCAGTATCAAAGTTTAAGCAGTTGGGTAGTGATGTTTTAACTAGCAGAAGGTCATGGAAAGGTTTTGAGGATCAGGTAAAATCTTTAGCTAAACAAATGAAAGCAATAGAGAAACCAAGCAAAACTTTAAAAGCTGAGTTTGATAAAGCTAAGTTTTCTGCAACAAAAGCAAAAGAAGCATATTTGAAAAAGAGAGATGCCTTGCATTCATTCAATGAAGAAGTAAGAAAAAGTGGAAGAAATATTAAGTACTTAGTAAGTGACCAACATAAACTTGGCTCTTCTATTGAAGTATTAAAAGGTAAGTATGGTAAGCTTGGATCTGCAATACGTAGTCACCAAAGTTTTTTAGCAAGCAAAGCACATTTTAAGTCACAAATTATAGAGACTATTGGGCTAGGGCTAACGCTTGCAGCTCCAGTTAAAGTTGCAATTGACTTTGAAAGTGCTATGGCTGATGTTACAAAAGTGGTAGATTTTAAAAAAGGAACGGATGAAGCAACTAAATTTGCAAAGAAGTTAAAAGAGATGTCACGTACTATACCATTATCAGCCGCAGAACTGGCACAAATAGCTGCAAGTGGTGGTCAACTTGGTATCAAGAAAGAAGATCTTTTTATGTTTACAGAAACAGTGGCAAAAATGTCTACAGCATTTGATATGTCTGCAGAGCAAGCAGGTGATTCTATAGCTAAACTCTCTAACGTTTATGGAATTGATGTTAGTAGAATGGAACATGTTGGTAATGTGATCAACCACTTATCAGATAACACTGCTGCTAAAGCAAGAGATATGGTTGAAGCTCTAGCAATAGTTGGTGGTACTGCAAAACAATTTGGTCTTGACATCAAGGAAACAAGTAGTTTAGTAAATGCCTTCATTAGTTTAGGTAAACAACCAGCAAAAGCTGCAACTGCTATAAATGCTCTACTTAGTAAACTTCAGACTGCTGAAGAACAAGGAGGGGATTTTAAAGCAGCATTAGAGCAAATGGGCATAACTGCAGAAGAAATAGTACAAAGAATAAGCGAAAACGGCGAAGAAGCATTACTCTACTTTTTTCAAGCTCTAAAGAAAATGGATAACCAGGAACGTTCTACAATCCTTATGAAACTTTTCGGTCAGGAATATCAAGATGATATTGCATTATTAGCTGGAAGTTTTAACAAATACGAAGATGCTATAAGGTTACTATCTGACACAGAAGAGTACAAGAGCTCGTTGCAGAAAGAATTTCAAAACCGTGTAGACACCACAGCCAGTAAATTACGACTTCTTCGCAACGCAATAGCTGAAGTTGGTATGAACCTGGGTTCAGTGATGCTGCCTACTTTAAAATCTATAGCTGAATTTTTACAAGAAAAAACTAGAAGCATAGCGTTATTTGCAGAAAAATATCCAACTTTAACCAAAGCAATCATGGGTACTGTAGCAGCCTTGATAAGTTTAAAAATTGTAGCAGTGGGACTAGGATACGGATTTACATTGCTAGGAAGTACGATTTTTAGTCTGAAAGCAAACCTACTTGGAGTATTTTCATTTTTATCAGCTACAGTTTTTCCTGCAGTAGTAACAGGACTAAGAGCAGTAACACTCGCTATAATGAGTAACCCTATAGGACTTTTAATAGCAAGTCTTGCTACTGGTGCAGCACTTGTTATAACTAACTGGCAAAAGGTAAAAGACTTTTTCTCTAACTTTTTGGAGTACATAAAATCACTCATTAAACCTATAGGAGAAGCTTTTTCATGGATAGGGGAAAGTGTATTTGGAAAAGTATTGGGGAATAGCACATTGAAAGAGCTTAAAAAAAAGAAAAGTATTGTTACTGAAGTAAAAGCAGTCCATACTCCCTTAAAGAGCAACATTTTCAACAGTGGAAATCCTTTGTTAGGTAACAGTATAATTAAAGAATTTTCCAAGAGAAATAAGAATATCTTTAGAGTCAAAAGCCTTATCGAAGAGAAAAAGTCCACAGAAAACGATAAGAGGTTGTCCGGAAACAAGTAAATTCAAGCATATTCCCTCTTTAACATAACCCTACTCATAGCTAGGTATATGAAATTCTCAGTGGATGTTGTGAGTA